CTTGGGGAAAAGAGAACTATTATTACATAAAATTCTCAACGAATACTTTGAACTCCTTCGATTGGAGCATGCTCGACTGCAAAACATACCTCAAGCACTGATATGTGGTAAAATCACCTTTCTCAGCTTCTTGTAGCAGTTTTGACAGAGCAGTGCCATCCTCATCAGTTAAGAAATTTCTTTGCTCGAACCTCATCGGTACAGAAACTTCCCAACATCTTTCCCTTTTCAACCATGCCATTTTGCAGGAGGATGATAGGGATTTTAGGGCTGGCACAACAACAGTTGATGAAGATTCATTGCTTCTAACTATTGAAGTTTGTGAGCCTCGGTCTAAGTCTGGATCATCATCGTCATATATCTGATTTTCATCACAAAATCTATCGATGTCGTCTAGGTCAAAGTCTATATCAATAGAAGCATCATCTCCAAACTCCATATCATCCTTGGTGTGTTCTGATATTTCGTCAACTTCCGTTTCTTCCATCCGCATGTAGTCCTGTTCTATCTGCTTGAGGCTTCTCTCATCAAAAAAACCAACTTCTTTCAACTCAGCCTCCGTGCATATAAATGGTATCCTCTGTCCTTCCACCGGGCCTTCATAAAGCCTGATCTTTTGACTCAAGCTTGGAACCTTGTAGCAAAGGTGAAGTATAGGGTGAGGTTTTATTTCTTGGCTAGATTTTGCACAAAGAAAATAATGGTCATTGAAAGTTTCAATAGAAACGCTGATTTCATTTTTGTCAAACGCTTTGAAGTGAACAACTTGATCAGTCTTGTGCTTTACTATATCGAGGCTTTCTATGGGTAAGTTGTCAACAAAGTGAGTTAGGTATTGTGTCCACCTTTCTCTGCCTTTCTCTGGGAATTCTTGCTTAGAAACCAAAGTGTAAGCTACCTTTCCATCAAATACTCCAAAGGTGTACTCAATTCCAGAATACGACTTTCCTCTATATTTAGCCACTGTTGTAGGGAGTTTAATGTCCTTAATATGCACCGAATAAACTGGCTCCCTCATATTTGAAATGAGAGCTCTATTATCCTGATTCCTCTTTAGACTGCAAACAGCTTCAACAAACTGAACCCGAGACTCGAAATTCGGATTGTTTACAATGTCATCGAATACCCAAGTTACATCCACCCTTGATGCCGGCGTTTTGTAAAGTACTTCTCTTGACATTATCCTCTTTGCATTTCTCAAATTTGAGAACAACTCTTGCTCATTGTCGAGGGCCTTAATCATCCTTCTTGATACGCTGTATGAGGGTCCTTGAAGTCTGTCACAATCTGCTTCTAATCTTCCACCTTCTATGTAATTGGATCTTATGATGTTCATTGACAGGTCTAGCGAAAGATCCTTAGTCATCAAGCACAGCCTGAATGTTCCCTCAACACTGGTAAGTTTCCTCAGCCTATTTTGTAAGACAATCTCAAATGACAAGAATCGGTGAGGCTTGATCCTGCTGCTCCCTCCAAAGCATATTGGTAGATATTTCAGCTTCTCCTTATTAACAGCCGTTGATATTGTGTTGAACTCAAGCACAAACTCCTCTCTGTAGGGCTTCTTCATGATATGTTTGTTAATGAAACTAACGACGAAATCTTCTGATATAGGCCTGATTGAATTGAAGGTGTGGTTAAGTGAGTTCACAAAAGCCGTTGTTCTATCTATGTCAATGTCAACAGTGTAATCAAAACCTTTTGTAAGGTCTTCTGGTTTGTCCAAGAACGATCCTATGTATTGGTTGGCTATATCATTTAGAAGCTGGTTTCTGCTCACTTTTGGGTTCCTTCCCTCGATGCCTGCTTTGTTAGCTAGATAGTTGATCATCACAGAATTGATCTTGTAAAGCTTTGCATCATCAGGTGTTTGTGGAACGCAGAATCTGGTTGCTGCTGAGGGATGATCAGCTACTTTGGACTCTCTCTGTGAACAAGTCATCAGCGCCGACAACATTGACTGTCTGAAGCCAAATTTGCTGAGCGGAACGTAAAGATCTTCCTTGACCTGACTTAGAAATTCATCGATTGATCTGAAAGCTCTGGGGTACCTTGAAGGCAGGCAAACACAGCCACTCCTAGAGATTGAGTTGATTTTGAGACTCTGATCATCTTCCAGTTCGATTTCTTCTTCTGGGTCCCTGGAGTTTGAGTTTATCATTACCTTGATTGATTCAGCATAATCTAAGTTTCCGAATAGATCATAATTTTGTTTCAATACCAAAAACTGAGGGCATAAAGAATTGCTGACAGGAGATATCCTAACTATGCCACCCAGCTCTAAGGGAGTCCTAAACATTGCCTCCGATGCGAACCTGAATCTGTTGAGCCTGCCCGTGACCAGTAGATCCAAATGTGTGTTCACTATTTGAACCCATATGGCGCCAATCACTGATCCCTCGTTCCTCAGATAATCCACGGATGTTGTGTAGCATCTTAGAGATGACATAGCCCAGTCATAATCAGTGCTAATATCTATAAATGATAGCCTGCTCTTTACGTCGGGATTGAATGTTCCTCTGTTTGTTCTGAAGACCGAATTGAACTCGAGCATATGCTCTGTGAAATTGCTTTTGTACATGTTCCTTTTGATTCCCATTGACTTTCCTAAGAAATCATGCAGCCATAATGATTGGGAAATCATTTTATAAACGGCAACTTCATCCATTCCAGGGAGCTGCAGTATTCTAACATAGTCATCTGATGTGTCAAATGATGAAACTTTTATCTTCAGTTTCCGGAAGTGGACTTCAGAAGACAAGCAAAGAAGATCAGCTGCCATCTCTGAAGAGCAGTTTCCCAAAACACCCTGAAACATTCCCTGGAAAGAGAAGAGGATTTGATTTTTGAAACTAGCAGAAGGCAAGGACCCTCCTCTCTCATCAAGCTCCATGAGCTCAAGTATTGCTTTTGAAAACTCATTATTACCCTTCATGTTCATATCTCCATCGATCTTAGCCTTTAAATTGTCCGGTATTTTGAAAACTTTGAAAGAAAATTGTTTAAAAAGCTCTATAACGAGATCTCTCTGAAAGCCGGTCAATCTGGAGGCAATGGTCATGCACAAAACATATGGCATCATTGATGGCCCCCACTGTGAGCAGTCAGCATTGTCATTAACAACTCTTTCTCCTGATATCCTTAATCGTCTCATTTTGTCAAATTCAGCGGCTATAACTTCATCTTTC